ACTTGACGCAACGAGAATTTGGTTATACACTTACAGGGAATAAGATACATCTGGAGACTAAGAAAGATATGGTGGCCAGAGGTATCGAAAGTCCCGACATCGGCGATGCGCTGGCTTTAACTTTCGCGCAGGATGTTGCACCGGTTCATAGCTCTCTTATTGGGCATACACAGTTCGCTAAATCGGACTATGATCCACTAGAAGACAATATAAAGGGTTATTAATTCATGTGCAGTAGCGCTCCTTCGGCTCCGCCCGCGCCACCGCCGCCTCCTCCCCCGCTTCCGCCGCCCCCCGTTCGGAATGAGCAAGGCGCGGCATTATCGAAAGGCGCGTCACAGCGTGCGGCTCTAGCTGTTGGCGGGGGAACGCAAGCCTCTACTATTCTCACTGGTGGCCTCGGCCTCATTGGCAGTGCGCGAAGCAGTGCCAAGAAAACATTGTTAGGAACATAATATGTGTATCGGTGGCAGTCCCCGCATTCCCGCTCCCCCTCCTCCTCCGCCTCCCCCACCTCCGCCTACGCCGCAAGATCCGAATGTGGCTGCTGCGCGGATTAGGGATAGGCAAGTTGCGGCTCTGGCCAGTGGTCGGGGTAGTACTGTCCTCACTAGCGGTATTGGGCTGACGACAGAGGCTGAGAGTCGGGCTAAGAAAACGTTACTTGGGAGTTAACTGATGGCTAAGAATTTCCCTGATAAATCTCCGCAGGATTATTATTCGCGGCGTGTAGGGCAGATGAAGACGGAGCGATCCAGCTTCATCACGCACTATAAGGAGCTTAATGAATATAACGCTCCCCGCCGTGGTCGTTTTGAAGTCACGGATCGTAACAAGGGAACGAAACGCCATCGCTCTATTATCAACTCGAAAGGGTTGAAGGCTTTGAAGACCGCGACAGCGGGAATGTTTGCAGGCGTTATGTCTCCTACACGCCCCTGGTTTTCTCTTGCTACGCCGGACCCCGCCTTGACGCAATTTCAACCTGTTCAGGAATGGCTGCATCAAGTGGAGTTACAGATGCGGGCAGTATTCAATGCTGGCAATCTCTATGTGATGGCTCCTGTTATGATTACAGAGTTGCTGGAGTTTGGCACCGGCTGTATGACGCACGTTGACGACGAAGAGAATCTCGCTCGCTTCTATACCCATACCGCTGGCTCGTACATGCTGGCGCAGGATGAGAAGTTCCAAATCAATACTATGGCACGCGAATTCCAGATGACTGCGGAGCAGATGGTTCTGGAGTTCACTGATGGAAAAGACTTGAGTAAGCTCTCGATAGCCGTGCGTAGGTCTATTGAGGAGAGTAATCTTGGCGCGTGGCACGATGTTATTCAGTTTATTGAACCCAATACCGACTTCCGCCCGAATAACTTCCTAACGCAATTTAAAGCGTTTTCCTCTGTCAAATACGAGCCAGGGCATGTCGATAAGCATGTTCTACTCAGTGAGAAAGGATTTGACGAATTTCCGGTGTATACGCCACGTTGGGGTCTGACCGGTGAAGATGTATATGGCACTGACTGCCCAGGCATGGATACACTTGGTGATATTAAGCAGTTGCAGATACAGGAGAAGCGCAAGGGTCAGGCCATCGATAAGATGGTTAATCCTCCGTTACAAGCTCCCCCCTCTGTGAAGAACGTCCCCATTTCCTCGCTTCCTGGCGGCCTTAATATCTATGATGGTGGCGGCGGGCAGAAGATCGAGAGTCTGTATCAGGTAAACCTGAGCCTCGCTGATCTTAAAGAGGATATGCAGCGGGTTGAACGCAGGATCGAAGATTCGTTCTTCGTAGATTTGTTCCTTGCCATCTCTAATATGGAGGGCGTCCAACCCCGGAATCAACTGGAGCTTTCCGAGCGTAATGCTGAACGGTTACTGCAATTAGGTCCGGTGCTGGAGCGGTTGCAGGGTGAGTTCCTTGATCCATTAATCGCTCGAACCTTTAACCAGATGGCTCGCGCTGAGATGATCCCGCCCGCGCCTCCCGAGCTACAGGGTACGCCACTGAAGGTAGAGTACATCTCCTCCCTGGCGCAAGCCCAGAAAGCGGTGGATACTCGCGGGATCGATGCGCTTACCCTGTATCAATCTACGCTTATACAGGCAAATCTATCTGATGGTAAGAAGTTCAATGGCGATAAAGCTGTATCTGCGTATGCTAGTCTCTTAGGGACGCCTCCGAACCTCATGGTGCCAGACGAGCAGATCGCCCAACAGAGGCAAGCCGAGCAACAGCAACAGCAACAGCAGCAGCGACTCGCTATGGCTCAAGCTCTGGCAGCTACTGCCCGTGATGCTGGACAGGGTGCACAGGCGGCTGCTGGCGTAGATTTGGATGGTAATAATCCCGTCACCGCAGCAATCGATAATATTAACGCTGCACAGGGGCAATAGAAGACTGTGGCTGACGTAGGAAATGAAGTCGAAGTCAAAGCGAAGAAGAAGTCTTGGCAGTTAGAAGAAGAACGAGATAATGCCGAGCTTCATGCTGTGCTACAAGAGCCAGTAGGTAGAGCGGTAATCTGGAGAATACTAACGGAATGTGGCGTCTATAAATCTGCTGTTGGGAATGCCACAGACATCTTTAGGTTTGAAGGGAAGCGGGATATAGGACTTTGGGTAATGGGACAGGTATTTACTTCTGACCCTAAAGCTTATACCATTATGAGGAATGAAGCCGATGAGAGACAGTCGGCACGTGATTTAGCAATGAAAGGGAAGAACAATGGCTGAAGAAGTATTAAGCGATAGCGATACAGAAGATGAGGCTACCGAGGGAAGTACAGAATTGACTGCTGAACCTAGCAGCGAAGATGCAGCGGCGGAAGCTGCTGATAACGAAGCCAGTGAAGAAGCTGGCACAACTGCCAACGACACCAGCGATAAACCCGAGGACGGCGATGCCGACAAGGGTATAGAGGGTGCCCCTGAGACTTATGCGGATTTCCAAGTCCCTGACGGTCAAGAGATTGATGCTGAAGTGCTGGCTGAGTTTACTCCCTTGCTTAAAGAAGCGGGACTTTCTCAAGACCAAGCACAGAAGTTTGTTGATCTTCAAAGCCGCGTGACCGAGAAGTTTGCACAAACTCAACAAAAAGCGTGGGCAGACCAACAGAGTGTTTGGCGCGAAGCGGCTGAAACTGATGAAGAGTTTGGTAAAGGGAAGTATGACGCAAGTATCGTCATCGCCCGTAAAGCCATGCGAGAAGTCGGCAGCCCTGAGTTAGCTAAAGCTTTGGAAGAAACAGGGACGGGCAACCATCCCGAGTTCATTCGCTTCTTTAAGCGTGTGGGCGATGCAATTGGAGAAGATGGCATGAGCTTTGGCGGATCGAGCAAACCTGGAGAGAAATCTTTAGCAGAGCGTATGTTCCCCAACCAAGGTAAGGCCGCATAATCTTCTCTTTGGTCTAATCTGAAGAAAAGGGCATTTAATTATGGCTACCTTAGCTGTTACAAACCCGACCTTGCTTGACTTGGCTCGGGTTACTGATCCTGATGGATCAATCGCGGCAGTTGTCGAAATCCTCAATGAAACGAATGAGGTTCTTGCTGACATGTCGTGGGTCGAAGGCAATCTGCCTACCGGCCATCGTACCACGGTTCGTACTGGTATCCCCACTCCGACCTGGCGCAAATTGTATGGCGGCGTTCAGCCCAACAAATCCACCACTGTCCAAGTTACGGACAACACGGGTATGTTGGAAGCTTATGCTGAAGTTGATAAGGCTTTGGCCGATCTCAACGGCAATACTGCTGCTTTCCGTTTGCAGGAAGATCGTCCTCACATCGAGGGCATGAACCAAGAAATTACGGATACTCTGTTCTATGGTAACGAAGCGACTGAACCCGAAGCCTTTACCGGCTTGGCTCCTCGCTTTGCCAACCTGACGGCAGACGCTAACTCCGATAACGTCATCAATGGCGGCGGTTCTGGCTCTGATAACGCCTCGATTTGGCTCGTTGTTTGGGGTCCAAATACCTGTCACGGTATTATTCCTAAAGGCTCCACTGCTGGGCTGCAAGTAGATGACAAGGGTCAAGTCACCCTTGAAGATGCTTCTGGCGGCAGCAACTCGGGCCGAATGGAAGCCTATCGGACGCACTATCGCTGGGACGCGGGCCTCTCGGTTCGTGACTGGCGCTATATCGTCCGTATCGCCAATATCGACAAGTCGGCTTTGATCCGCACCTATACCGGTGGTACGTTTGCCTCGGGCGCGATCTTGCCGGACTTGATGTATCAGGCGATGCGTCTTATCCCCAATCTGTCTGCTGGACGCGCTGCGTTCTATATGAGCCGGGATATTGCGACTTGGGTCTCTCGTCAAGCGGCTGCTATGGCTAACGGTTCCACCGTCACGATTGACGATGCTCCCGGTACTGAGCGTATGACCGAGCGATTCCAAGGTATTCCCATGCGACGTTGCGACAGCTTGAGTGCTGACGAAGCGGCGTTAACGTAAACCACTTGCAAAACGAAAGGTTAACATTATGTGGTTAGATGAACGAACTGAGTTTTGCGACAACGTGGACGTTTCTGCTTCGGCGGGTACGGCTCTTATCGGTGATGTCATCGATAGCAGCGTTGTTCGTGATCTCGGCAATGGTCAACCTGTATATCTCGTTATCCGCACTGGCGGAACCGAGATTATTACTGGCGGCTCCGCTGGTACGTGCTGCGGCTATTGCTACTAGCGGCGATGCGACTGAGCATTTCCGCACTGATACTTTTGTCACCGATGACAGCGCGGCTAATTCTGATCTGTTCAACGCTGGCGGACTTATCTTCATGGGCGCGATCCCGCTGGAAGGTCCAGCATATGAGCGCTATGTCGGCATCTTGGCTGTGACTGCCACCACTACGACAACTGCTGGGACGGTTAACGCCTTCCTGACACTTGATCCGGGTGGATGGACATCATACGCTGACGCCACCAACTAAGGTTTGTAGTGGGAGGGGCGTTTAGGCGTCCCTCCTGCACAGCTTTCTAACGGAGAAAAGAAGATGATTGTTAAATTCTTAAATAACTTTCATGCGCCGGGGTTCGGTAGAAATAGGTTTCCTGCGGGTATCGTTCGTGATGTCCCCGATAGCATGAGACATAAACTGCCAAAATCAGCAGAAATTCTGCCTGAGAATACACCAACGGATGAACAGATTGCTGTAGAGCAGGATACTCTTGCGGCCCAAGATTTTGCTAGAGTACAGTTAGATACGTCTGACGAAGCTTTAGAAAAAGCAGGCTACTCTGGCTGGGCGGATGAGGGTGGTACTCCTATCGAAATTCCAGAACCCTGGATGTTTGATGGAAAGGAATACAAAACGGAGGCAGCCATGAAAGCGGCTGTCACCCGTGCAAAACGAAAGGAAAGCTGATGACTAATTTCATCAAAACTACGCTGGCTTTCGCCTTAGTGGCCCTCTTGGGCACCTCGGCGCATGCTGGTTTCGGTTATAAAATTGGCGCTGCGACTGTCGATGATGTAACTACAACTGCTTGTACCACGGGCCGTAATCAGACTGTGACGGGCTTCGGAAACGGAGTTAGCATGGATCAGGTTTGGGCCTTGGAAAAGGAAGTTGGTTCTCAAGGCTCAGGTGCTTTTTCTGTAGTCTCGGGTTATGCTGACGTTTTCCCAACTGCTAATGGCGCTGCTGCCGTTGGCGGGGTTACGCAAGTTACTCGCTACACTTCAGAAGAGCCTGCTTGTTTCCGTCTGCATATGACTACAGATAGCGGCGGCACTGGCCAAATCCAGTTGGTTACTAATCGGGATGGCAGTACTTCTTATCCCGGTAATTCTACTCACTGGCGGATATACGATGACTTCTATGCTGGCGTTGTACCTATCACTACGGGTCATGCAACTCCCAGCTATATCGTGCATCTTGGTGATGGCAATGCCGTCTTATCA